TTGTCCGCTACAGAAGTCACGAGCAATAGCGACTGAACAGGGCATGCGACTGGTATCGTTTACCACAATCGGAAGAGACAACAGAACACGACACTACAGGTTAGGAGGTTTGTTGAAGTGAACCCATTTTTTCTAATTTTAATACTTTGGTTTATAGGTAGTATGTTGAAATGACACCAGACCAGATAGCGAAGTCGTCTGAGCATAGCCAGCAAGCTGCGTTTTTTTGCTGGTGTGCTAACGAGTCAAAGAACTTTCCTGCTTTGAGTTTCGCTTTTGCAATCCCGAATGGTGGCGAGCGAAATAAGGTTCAGGCAAGTAGACTGAAGGCAGAAGGGGTGAAGCCTGGAGTGCCAGACGTATTTTTCCCCTATCAATCGAAAGGATATAACGGCTTATGGCTTGAATTTAAGAAGCCCGGAGTAGAGAATACCAAAAACGGCGGATTGAAACCCGCACAAGTCGACTATCGGGATTATTTACAATCCCAAAATTATTTGCACAAAGTTGTGTACAACTGGTTGCAAGCAGCCGAAACTGTGGTAAGTTATGTGAGCTGACCACAAAACAAGTCAAGATTTTTTTCAATTACCAAACCAACACGAAAGACGGAACAATGACCACACTATCAGCAATCGGACTACAGACTCTTGCCACACTAACAGCCGCAGGTGATCACTACCTGACACAGGAACAGGGAAACGAACTGGCAAATCACGGTCTGATCAACGTTGACGCTACTCAACCTAGCCCGACGAATGCACTGGCGTTCAAATGCAGTCTAACACCTGCCGGTATGCAACTTGCGACTGCACCTGCACCAATGCCTGCACCTGTTGCACCCGCGGCCCCTGTTGCTCCAGTTGCTCCACTGGCACCAACAGAAGCCCCATCGTTTCAGATTGACTCGGGAATCGCACTTCCGACGATCAAGCGATTTGGTGGAAAAGAGCGGGCTTCTCGCGCTCCGAAATATCCATTCGATTTGCTGGAAGTCGGCCAGTCGTTCCACGTTCCCGCAACACCAGAAACGATCGAAAAGGTTTCCCGTGCAATGAGTACTGCCGTAAGCAATGCTAATGGTGATAGCAAGGTTGAAGTTCAGCCGCAGGAATTGGAACTTGTGATGAAGTTCCGTTACAAGAAGGACGAAGCTGGTAACTTCATCAAGGGCGAGAACGGCAAGAAGGTTCGCGAATCTTATCAGGAACAGGAAGCCAAAACAGCACAGACTAAGTTTTTCTGTGCTCGCAAGGTGACTGCTGCTGGTGGTGATCCTGCTGGTGATGGTGTTCGTATCTTCCGCGTTGCTGAGTAATCATACAAAAGCAAATCGGACAACAGAGTAATTCCACAAGGGAAGGTTTGCGTAACTGCTTGCCTTCCCTTTTTAGTTAACACGAACAAAAGAGAACACCATGCGAAATCATCTGAGTGATCTGTTGGTACACCTTGTCGTAAACGATCCGCACAACGTGAGCAACGGGTTACGTGTGGGCATAGACATTGACGGCAGGGGATTTGTGCCAATATCCGTCAAGAAGTTCATAGCGTCCGCTATGAGACCGAGACCGAAAGCAATCCAGATTTACAACGGCTTTGCTGTTGAGTCAGACGAACCAATCTGGTTACAGTACGCTGGAAGAAATAGTTCAGACGAATCAATCTTTCGTTTCCCGTCGCGTGTGAGTTTGCGTATCTCAAACATGCTTGTAATTCGCAGGTTGCAGGTTACACTACGCGAAGTGAGACTGTCAGAAGCCGCAGACTTGGTTACTTTGGTACTGGATAACTTCCCTGATTTTAAGGCTGAGATATGAGTCGCGCAGAAAATCGTAAGTCTAAGCGTAGACAAGAACGCGAAGAACGCACACGACTACATGCAGACAACAAAGAAGACTTGCTTGTAGGCTTGTTAAGTGAAGCAAGGATTGAACCCAACACAGACAAAGCGAAGTTGGCTGAACAGCTAATCGATCGCGTTGAAAACTGCTTGAAGGTAAGGTCGGCTAAACTTGAATTGCTTGCCTCCAAACCTTGTCGGGACCAAGCACAAAAAATTTTTGATCTCGAAGACGATGTTATCGGCTGGATCAAAACAGGATACAAACGAGACTCAAAAAAAGTAGGGTTTGCGTTTGGTAGTATCAGTATGATTGTTATTAACTATCTCATAAATAGATTAGTTAAACTAATCATTGATTGGTACTTACGTAACCCTGAACAGTACAAAACGACGAAAAGATGCAACCGAACTCTTCTGGTGTCATGTTTAGTTTGTGAAGGAATACCGCCGCGAGATGAAGTCTGCAACGGTTGCGGGCGGACAACGTGGGAAGATAGTAGAGGTTGACGCATAACGCCAGCGTAACCGGGCACGAGAGGTTGACGATGAATACAGAAGACGCGACGACGAGTGCTCCGGTTGACGCAATTGTTATCAAGCGGGTCCGATTCGCAAAGGCGTTTCAGGACGAGATCAAGTGTTGGAAACTGAGTATAGATGAGGATGCAATGTTGCGGGCATTTGCTGCGTGTGTAGCGGTGCGAATGAAGGGAGAGAATCCAGAACAAGAGTTAGGATTGTCAAAATGACTTGGATCAAATCACGGCTTGCGTGGACATGGAGACTGGGAATCATTCGGCGAACCACGGCGTTTCGCTGGGAGATGGATGAAGCAGTGAAGTGACGTGTAACGCTCACATTCACGGGGCAACGGAGAAAAAGCTATGACTACAGAAAAGACGACGACCGGTGCTCCCGTGCAATGTGTTGTTACGTTGCCAGAACCGGAGAAACGATGGCTATCACGCAGGCTTGACCCGGAACCACGGATCATGTCGTTAGGGGAGTTGTCAGAGACGGTCAAGGATACGCCAGAGTTCTGGACGAACGACATCGACGAAGCGTATCGTGAAGGATTCGAGGAAGGGTTTGATTATTGCATCGAGAGATTCGACGATTTGTATCGCAAGCGTGGATTCGTTCGGGTGCGTGAAATTGCGAACATGCTCTGGCATTGGTCGGAAAACGTGTTGCGACCGTGGCGATACTGGGGCGACGGAAAACACAAGAATGACGCGATGCACCACCCTGTGCACAAGCAAGAAGAATCGTGGCGCGAAATTCGCGAGCGGATTCTACGGAGGGACAAAAAGTGTGTTCGTTGCGGTGACGTGGTGAAGATGGAAGTAGATCACATCGTAGAGGTTCAATACGGCGGATTGCCGACGGATGACAACCTCAGAACCCTGTGCAAAGTCTGCCACAACGGTAAACGCATTTGGTCAACGTAACAACCTAGATATCCCGCTACCAGACCCGGATAATGTGCAAAATTACCTAGTAGTCAATATGATACATAATCGCACCACGACCAAACATTTGCTGAGACTGTAGTTTAGGCAAAGTGCTTAATTCTCCAGAGTCTATCATTATCTGTACTGACTTTTTGACTGCATTAGCCGCACCCATTCGGTCATTTTTGAATGCCGGTTTCCCGCGCAGAATATAAGACAGATAAGCTAATGGTATGATTCTTTTTACGTACATATCGTGAGTAACAGAATCATGTTTCGGCATGAAGACTTTATATTCTTCTATCACTTCAGTCAGTTGGTTAAGTTGGATTTCCTCAGACGTGCTACCAATTGAACCTGCGTCAAACCGATCTTTCAAAGCCGTCGCACTAGATACTATGAACCTTTCTGCCCACAACCAAGACTCTGCGTCGATTATGGGATTGTAGGGATTCTTCCCTACTGCAATCAATCCAGCACAACGTAAGGTCTTCAAGTGTACTCGATTCCATAGTTCGGCAGATACTCCCACAGTACTGTTAATTTCGTCATCTGCCCTACGGTCTAACGCAATGCTTAATTGATTTGCGTCTTTGTCTAAAGGAATGTGATAACGCTGGTTAGCCAGCAAGAATCCTTGAGTGATTGATATAAGAGTTGCGATCTTCTCAACTAGATCACTTGACGGGTTAACCTCAGATGCCGCGTAGTTCGATCGTACCCTTCTTCCTAAGTACTCAATCACAGTGAACCGAGTTAGAAGCCCTGAACCGATCATAGCTTCGTCGATGTTATCGAAGAACCAATTCGGAACAGAATCACCGATTATTGATATTGCAGGTGAGTTAATTGTTTTGGTGTTACGTTCTGCGTCTGAGTAAGCTGTGGGCAACAGTTTGTCGGTCGCACCAGATTTAGCGTACAGGTCAAGTAGAACCCGTTGAAGCATCAAGTCGCAACCCATAGCGTTAGGTTTGCTAATTTGCTTTAACTTAATACCAAACTCACCGAGAATCGAGATAAAGCAACCTGTAGGGTGGTCACTTACATATCTCAATAGACCTTGCCCTGAAGCCATATCGCCCGGTCCTTCAAATTGAGAGATTGACGGACATATCCTTTGTACAGCGTTATTAAGCTTTGACGCACCTTTCGCCATTTCTTCTTTTCCACGACCAGTACCAGCGAGCAACAACAGATACATATTTAGACCTGTATTGCTTACGTTGTAGGCTTTCCCACAGTAACCAGCCATCAAGCCTATAGCCGCAGTAATTGCAATCTCAACAACTGGTTTGTAAGACTGTTGATAGATAAAAGTAGCTATCTCACCTACAATACCGGGTGGAACACTGAGCGGACCACCTTCAATGTAAGTCCTTTCGTCTTTCTCTTCCCTTATTATTGTATGGCTGGAACCTTTAACCCGGACTTCTTTGACCGCGGTTGCAGGGTGTGGTGTGGGTACAGTTACTTGAGGCAATGCCAAGTTGCTAAAGTCAATGTCTGGTGTAATGTTGTCAAATGATCTCGATACCATGTTGTCAACATAGTCTTTGCGATTTGCTTTCTTACGCTGCCCAAGACCAGACATAAGAAACATTCGATTTATTTGTTCTCTATTCTTGCTATAGAAAGTAAGGATATCGATCAAAGCAAAGTCGGCTCGCGAGTGATCGCCAAAGTGCCAAGTATGTGTATCTCCGTTCCATAGGTCGAGAAACTTCTGGCCATTCTTTGCGTTTGACGCTGTTTGATAAACGTCATAATCTGAAGCTGTTGCTGCAAAGTCCAAGTCTTTTGTGTTGACTCTTGGTAGATCAAAACCAAAATCTTGATAGATTGTGTTTAACTCAGCTTGACGAAACATCACAGGTTTGTTATTGTAAACGTTACCTGTAAACGTCATAAAGCGAGCCGAAGAGTAAAACTCAAACGGTCCACTTCTACGACTACGCTTAACGTTAGCATTTACAACAATGTGAAGACCTTTACCAGAAGGTGATACCTCAGAGTAAGAGTCTAGTTTATTGTGTATTTCTATTTGTTTTTGTATCAGGTTTGGATCGTCTGTATGATCCAAGTCAACAATCGTGTAAGGATCGGAAGAGTGCAATACAAAACCAAGACCATTGTAGTTAGGTAAAGCGTTTGCACAAACTTGGAAAGATGACCAAGTTTCTACAGCGTTTACGTTAGCGTAAGTTCCCATTTTCGCATTATAAGGAACTTTTGATAGTTTTGCATCACCGCGGTCTTCGTATTTCCAACATACCCATTGAGGTAGATTCCGCATTTCAAGCGGTAAATTTCCAAAGTCCATTAGATTTACCAATTGAGTTTTTGCGGAATTGTTTGTTCTGTTGTACTAAGATTTAAAGGCGATGGTGCAAGTCGGTTGTATAGTTTTTCAACCTTAGTTACACTTGCACCTTCGGGTGGATCGTCTGACAGCAGCGACGAAAGCCAGCTAACAGATACACTCAATTCTTGAGCTAAGTCGTAGAGCGATAGCGACTTAGGCCGATCTCGCAGCAAGCGAGCGGTTGTTAAAAGCAACGAATTTTGCATGGTGGTTCCTTTCTCGGAAGGGGAACAATACCGAGCGCCGGGCCGCAGGTCAAAGGGGTTTGCAGAATTCTGATAAATCTTTTCAGAATTGTGTGGTTAGGGTTTGACTCACTGTCGATATTTGGTAAAGTTCTGAGGTAACGCAGGTTTGAGCAACTTGCATCAACAACATTTAAAGGACACATAGAAATGAATTGGCCAACAACACCAGCACAGATGACGCAGCCCCAAGAACAAAATTGGGGCTTGCCACAACCGCAACCTAACCCGCAGATGTTTCCAGCCGCACAACCGATGCCGCTACAGTCTGCCGCGTTCCCTACCGCACCACAGATGGATCAAGCTTCGCTAGATTCCAAAATCATGGAATGGGTTAAGCTTGACGAGCATTTGAAAGCCGTTAAGAAACGCGAACTTGAATTAAGGTTAGAGATTTGCAATTCTCACCTGTTTAATTCAAACAAGGAAAAGGGAACCATCACAGCAAAGCTTAATGGTGATTATGCACTGAAGTGCAAGAAAACAGTCAACATCAAAGTAGCTAACACTAACTACGAAGCTGCAAACGCTGTAATGCAATTACGGTCATTGGGTGGTGAAGCTGCAAGTCGCGCCGATCGTGTACTCAAGTTTTCGGCTTCACTTAGCGAAACTACATATCGTGAATGCAGCGAAGCTGAGAAAGCAATTTTGGATGCAATCATTACAACTACACCGGGCACACCCGGTCTTGAGTTTGTTGCACCTAAGTAATACGAAACGTGAGCGGGGAAGCCGGAATGCTATTGAGGATCAAAAGACACAGGCTTGACGGGTGGAGAGAGTGCCACAACTTTTAATTCAACTGAAAGAAAACCAATGACGATACAGTTACTATCAACGAACACCTTGAAGCATTGCCCACACTGTTTAGTCTACGGTCCAGCAAAGTCAGGTAAGACGCGATTGATACCGACGTGTGATAACCCGGTTATCTGTTCAACAGACGAAGGTTTGAGCAGCATTCGTGAGCATAACTTGCCGTTTCACCGTTGCGTGACTTGGGGCAATTATTTACAATTCGAAGAAGCAGCAAAAGTAGGTCAGTTAAATGAATTCGGTACTGTGGTCATTGACGATCTAACTGAACTGGCTGAGTTGTTCCTTGTGCTTGAGAAACCTAAGCACAAGAATTTAATGCAGGCATACGGTGCATTGAATGACGAAATGATGAGGGTTATACGATTTTGGCGTAGTCAGACTGCATACATTGTTGTTCTGATCTGTAAACAGGAGCGTATCAAAGACGAATCAACAGGTGGTCTTATTTACGGTCCTTGTATTCCGGGTAAAGCAGTAGCTCCGATGCTACCTTACTTGCTTGGTTCGGTCTACCACATGGAAGAGTACATTGACCCTACAACACAAGTCAAACAAGAAGTATTACGCTGTAAGCGTAGTTCACAGTACGAAGCAGGGGATAGGTCAGGTAAACTTGCTGAGTTGGAGTTAGCTAACCTGAAAAACATTTTCGCTAAGTCTCTATCGTAGAGACAAGCTTTACAAAGAAAAGTAATAGGGATTGAGTAATGCAGTTAAACACACCTTTTGACCCAACACAGGTTGCACCAAACACAGGTGGTGTTGGTCAGCTTCCAATCAGCAGCGAAACTGGTCATGTTATGATCATCACAAGTGCTGACCAAAAACCAACTAACGACAACACTGGTAGTTACCTTCAACTTAACGTTCAGATTACAGAAGGACCGTCGTCTGGTGCTACTGGTGTTATTCGTCTGAACATTGGCAATTCGAATACAGACGCAGTAAGAATTGCCTACAGTGATCTGTCTGCAATCTGTTATGTTGTTGGTTGGGTGCAACCACTACAAGACCTTTCGGTTTTGTATAACAAACCTTTCCGTGCTGTTGTTGGATTCCAAAAAGGCAAAGAGTCTGAAGGTTACACAGAAGTCAAGAAATACTTTGACTTGCAAGGTAACAAACCGGGTGAACAGGGTAAGTCTAACGCAGCACCAACCGCGGCCCCGGCCCCGGCAATGCCCGCACCCGCGCAACCGGCACCACCACAGGCAACAGGTGGATTCCCAACACCACCACAGCCACAGCAACAGGTAGCAGCACCGGCACAACCGCAACAGCAATACGCTGTTCAAGATGTTCCGATGCAACCAGCACCACAGCAGTATGCTCCGCAACCACCACAGATGCCACAGCAACCACAGATGCCGCAACCACCGGCACCGGGCGCTGCACCACCTTGGGCACAGCAAGGATAGAATGCTCAGCTTGGTTAATCGTGTAAAGGTTGTGTCCTGCCTAACATGGTTAACCAAGCATTTGGATCTAAGGCGAGAAGGAACACGCACTTTAACCGAATGTTTAAAGTGAAACCACTAAGTAAATGATAACGCTTAGTGTTCGCAGGTTCGAATCCTGCTAGATCCTCTTTAAAAGGAAAGTAAATCTGTGAGAACGAAAAAGGTATTGTAGTAGTTTCTGGTAATCTGAATACCTGAAAGACCCGAAAGCTGAAAAGCTAGTGAAGCAGTAATACCAGACGCAGATAAGCAGATCAAGGGCAATCGCATTCATTCACCATTGTACAATAGCCGGATAAGTCCAATGGTTGAACGGTGTGATTGCCCTATTTGTTTAAATGTTGGCGAGTTGAGTTGTCCTGCTTGTTTGGCTGACGGTTGCGATAAATGCAATGAAGGTTATGTGCTCTGTTTGTATTGTTTCGGATTTTCAAGGTTAATGCACAGTGAACGAGAACTTGGTTTATCAGATAGTGAATCAAGATTGCAGAGTCTACTTCAAGAGTATTTTCTGCCCGAATTTTGATTTCATGATTGCTGATCCACCGTTTAACATCGGCCAAAAGTACAATGGTTACGATGACGAACTAACAGCAGAAGAGTACACAGCTTTTACAATCGAATGGATTATCTGTCATTGGAATAAGCTTAAACCGGGCGCTGCGTTAGTCCTGCATGGTTCGATTGCTGCAAGTCGCGAGATACTAAGAGCGTGCTTTCAAACCAAATTAGATCAGTTTATTGAAAATGAGATTTGTTGGGCTTACAACTTTGGTCAATGTACCTTCAACAAGTTCGTCGATGCCCACTGTAGAGCTATCGTGTTACGCAAGCCGGGCAATAACCGCAAGTGGTATGTCGAATCTGTTATGACTCCATCCAAACGCCTACTAATGGGCGACAAGCGAGTTGAAACAAGTAAGTACAAAGGTTACGTTCCTTTCGGTACTGTGTGGGGAATTAAAACAGAAGACGTTATGCCGTTAGAACCAATAGAAGGTTCGCCAAATTGGGGAAGAGTGCAAGGAAACAATAAAGAACGTCGCGAAGGTCATCCTAACCAGTTACCTGAAAACTACGCAGAACGATTCTTTCTTGCCTACACTGAACCGGGTGATTTATGCTTCTGTGGTTTTGGTGGAAGTGGTACAGAAATAGCAGTCGCTAAGAAGCTAGGTAGGTCTTGCATTGCCACTGATGTTAGTGAATTCAATTGTAAGTCAATTGAGCAAAGATTGTCTGAAATAAATTCGAAAGGACTTTGAATGTTAGTTTTGTCAAGAAAAGTAGACCAAACGATTGTAATCGAAGGTCAAATAATCATTAGGATTGTCGAGATTAAGTCTGGAAAAGTAAGACTCAGTATTGACGCACCAAGAGACATTTTGATTGACCGTGGTGAAGTCGATGACGCAAAAAGAAAGGTTCCTAGTAATGGACATTAACGACTTCAAGACACGCAACCAAATAGCAGAAACAATAGAAGTTGAGATTGATGACTATTGTGAAAAGTCTGCTGATCGTTGGCGAAGTCGTAGGCTTGGTAGTAGTGCAATTGGTAAGCCTTGTTCTCGTCAAATCTGGTACGGTTTTCGTTGGGTTAAAGAAGACGAATTCGGATCTGAGAACAGACCGGCAGGGCAAGTCTTCAGGTTGTTCAACCGTGGTCATCGCGAAGAACCTGTTGTTGTAGGTTTACTTCAAGCTATTGGCTGCAAGTTATTGTCGACTGATGAAAGCCAAGAGACTTATTCAGATTGCCACGATCACGCTGTAACTAAGCTTGACGGTGTGATACACTTGCCTGAAAAGTTTGGCGTAACTGAAAAAGTATTGCTTGAAATTAAAACAGCAAGTGATACAAACTTCAACAAGATGCAGAAGAAAAAGGTAATAACCGCTGAACCAAAGTATTGGGACCAGATGTGTTTCTCCGCTGAACTTGGTGACTTTAACTACGCTTTGTTCGTAGTGGTTAACAAGAACACAGACGATATACACGTTGAGTTCTTGAAGCTTGACAGAGAGCATGGTAGAATGCTCAAAGACAAAGCAATGGCAATTATCACAGCCGATGTTGCCCCGCCTAAGATTTCAAATAGTTCTACCAACTTTGATTGCAAGTTCTGTAACTTCAAGGATATTTGTCATTTTGAAGGAAAAGCAGAAAAGAACTGTAGAAGTTGCATACACGCAGGTACAGCAACTGAAGGCAATTGGTTCTGCAAGTTGCATGGGAACGTCATACCAACAGACTTTATACCGTTAGGTTGTGATCACCACGAAGGGGTTAAATAATGGTAATACTACAAATACCAATAATACACGGACAAAACTTTTGGTATTGTAAGTACCGTATTACTCTGCACGGTGAGACAGAGATTAAATTCTTTCCAACAGATAAGTGTTGGCATACGCTTGCTTCACCTCAAAAACTTGGGCTGATATGTGTTGTTTGTGGCGACTTTGTTTCTAATTGTTACAACTGTGTATAAAGGAAACTTATGCTTTCGAACATAATCTTAAAGTACATGGAAAACACAGAAGCGTTAATTAGCGAAAGCTATCCTTTCTCTATTTTTGCTGCCGGTGTTTATATTGTACTGATCTGGCCAATCTACATTCTGATTCCGGTAGTACAGTTAATTGAAAAGGCATTTGAGTCAGAATGATATACCCAAGACCATACCAGTTAGAAGCTGTTCAAAAAACCTTTGAATACTTTGAGAGTGGCGGAACAGGTAATCCGATTGTAGCTATGCCCACAGGTACTGGCAAATCGTTATACCCGCCTATGTTCATGCAGCGTGCGTTGCAACAATACCCTGATCAACGTATGGTTTTATTGACTCATGTTAAAGAGTTGATCGAACAGAACTACAAAGCTTTACGAAACGTCTGGCCAACAGTACCTGCCTCAATCTACTCAGCAGGTTTAGGAGTCAAAGAAGGTCACGCACCTATCGTACTTGGTGGTATCGCTACTGTTAACGGTAACGTGAAAGCTATCGGTAAGCGAGACATACTATTCATTGACGAAGCACACTTGCTTTCACCTAACGAAGACTCAATGTACCAAAAGGTCATTGACGACTTGAAGAACTACAATCCTTACCTCAAAGTAATTGGTTTAACCGCTACACCTTTTCGTATGGGGCAGGGTAGACTCACAGACAAAGTGTTTCGGGATGGTGTTGAAGTTGATTCAATCTTTAACGCAACAGCTTTTGACATAACGGGAAGAGAAGCGTTTAATCAACTGATTGACGACTGTTACCTATCTCCGTTAATTCCAAAACAAACAGAAAGCTTTATTGACGTTAGCGATGTTCGTCAATTAGCGAATGACTTTAACGAAAGACAGTTGATTGACACAATAGCAAGGCAGGGTATTACAGGTAGAGCATTGAACGAAGCCGCGCAGCTTTGCGTTGATCGCAAGTGTTGGATAGTATTTGCAGCAGGTATTAAGAATACTGAACAGATAATGAATATCTTAAATAAAATGGGTATTCCAACAACCTGTGTTCATTCTAAGATTAGTGACGAAGAAAGAGAACAAAGACTATCTGCGTTCAAGACAGGTAGGTTTAGAGCTATCGTCTCAAACAACATTCTGACAACTGGTTTTGATCATCCTTTGGTTGACGCAATCATTGACTTGAGACCAACAACGTCAATACCACTACACATCCAGAAGTACGGCAGGGGAACAAGACCTTACTTTGCCCCGTGGTACACTTTCGAACACTTACAACACCTGCATTATCGTAAAGCAGCAATTGAAGAAGGTGGTAAGAAAAACTGCATCGTACTTGACTTTGCAGGTAATACCGCTAGACTTGGCCCTATTAACGACCCCGCTATACCAAGTCGCAAGAAAGGTGACGGTTCTGGTGACGTACCAATTAAGATTTGTCCTGAATGCGGTAACTACTGCCACACAACAGCAAGACTCTGCGAGTGTGGGCATGAATTCATTTTCAAAACAAAGATTAAACCTTCTGCTTCAACTGAAGTTATCATCGCCAGAACAGAACCCAATGTGAAAATAGTTCCTGTTACCAATTGTTATGCCTACATTCATAACAAGGTTGGTAAACCACCTTCTTTGCGAGTACAGTACTTCCACGGTATTAACACAATCAATGTTTACCTATCTTTTCAAGGTAGTGGTTTAGCTAAACACAAAGCCCATGAATGGTGGCGTCAACACCAAGGCGATGAAATACCGCAAACAACAGAAGAAGCTTACGTTAGGTTTAACACTTGTCGTAAGTGTACACAGTTGAGAGTTGACTTTTCCGACAAATGGCCATAAGTTATGGAGTTTTTGTTTTGATCAATCAACTGTATAACGATCGCAGACGACAAGGTGTTTGCGTAGGTTGTGGTTGCGAAGTTAAAGGATTTATTCGCTGTGGTAACTGTAGGATGAAAAGGTCAAAGGGTGAAACTCTAAGAAGACAAAGATACCAAAGATTAGGGCTTTGTGTAAGTTGTAAGAACGAAAACCTTAACGGGTTAGTTCAATGTGACGAATGTTTAGAAAATTTAAGAATTAAAAGAAAAGGACAAGAAACGTGAGCCACCAACCACACGAAGTAATTGAAGGTGTTTCTGCTAACCTTGAGAAGTCAGGTTATCCAGATTTCAAAAAGCATTGGATACTGTGTGCCCTAAAACATATATTGCGACTTGGAAAGAAAGACGATATTGTAGCTGAGTTGCAAAAGGCAGAGAACTACATTCATCGCGCAAGAACAGGTGAATGGTTCAAAGAAATACAACCTGTCCACTATGGTGGCGAACTTGAAAACTCAGACGGTGAGAATGGAGTAAGTTCCCCGCAGTCACTTTTATCAACTAAGTCTCTAAAGGCGATGCCACCAAAAGGTATCATGCCAAGACAACTTTTTCTTGAGCAAAGGATTGAAGAGTTAGCAAGTGTTCTTCGTAGGTACGCATTAGAAAAGAAAGCACCAAAAGAAGAGTGGATAATTGAGTTAAACGAAAGACAAACCGAGTTGTTAAGCATCGATAATTGAAAAGGAAAACAATGCAGATTAAGTGTGTTTATTACAAAGATTCAGGTAAGTTCTACACTGAAGGCGAAGCAGACTTCGACGAATCCATTTTCCAAGGTTGTCTTTACCCTAAAGAAGTAGGAATCAGGTTAAACGAATTGAAGTTGCTTCCCGGATTACAAAGTGGAACTTGGGATCAACCTTTTACTTGCTATCCTTTGGACTTGTATCCTGAGTTAATCATTCAATGACACGAACCTACGAAAAACAATCGTACACTAAACCACCTTTGCTATTTGCGACTGATGAACAAATCATAAGTCTCAAGGGCACTGTGTGGTTTTTTGATATTGAGCTATTCGAGAACTTTCTACTTATAGCAATGAAGTCTTACGACACTGGTGTTGTCGTATTCTTCGAAGAGTCAGCAGTTGCAACAATAGACAAAGCTAAGTTGCGATGGATGATTGATAACAACACGCTTGTTGGATACAACAGCCGTCATTACGATCAGCACATACTGTGGGCATATCTGTGTGGTCTATGGGTAGAGCAATTAAAAGCTTTGTCTGATTCCATTATTATTGGTGAAATGAAACCAAAGGAAACAGAAGCTAAGTTTAACTACCAATGCCAATACTTTAATCATATTGACTTGCAACAGGTAGCACCAGCAGCCGCGCAAAAACTATCGTTGAAACATTATGGTGCTAGAATGCACTCACAACGATTGCAAGAATTACCAATAGATCACACTTTGGCGGTTAGCCAAGAAATGATTAGTGAACTAAGGTTCTATTGTGTTAATGATCTTGACGTGACTGGTTTGCTCTATCACAAGCTGAAAACGCCAATCGAACTTCGATCGTCAATGTCTCGCACATACCGGATCGATTTGCGGTCGCTGTCGGACGCACAGATTGCGGAGAAAGCAATCGGATCTGAATTGCGGGCAACGACCGGCAAATTTCAAAAAGCCCCGCCTACGCCCAAAGGCGAGCGATTCAACTTTAATGATCCAAAGTATTTAAACTACCAAACACCATTACTTCGCAACCTTAGAGATAAAATCTTTAACACAACCTTTGTCATTGACAACGAAGGTAAAGTCAAGGTGATAGAAGGCGGCGATCAGATATCAGCAAAGAACCTTTGGACCGTAAAAGTTAACAAAACTGTTTACAACTTAGGCATAGGTGGTTTACATTCGGAAGAAAAGTCACGTTCGATCTACACAACAGACACACATATGATTGTTGATAGAGACGTGGCTAGTTATTACCCGCGAATCATTTTGAACCAAGAGTTGTACCCACACCATATTGGGCGAGACTTCCTAAACGTTTATCGAGATATCGTTGAACGTCGCCTTCTGGCTAAGAGTCAGGGTGACAAACAAACAGCAGAAAGCTTAAAGATTTGTATTAACGGTTGCTTCGGTAAGCTTGGTAATCGCTGGTCAATCTTCTATTCGCCACATTTGTTAGTTCAGGTTACGCTTACTGGTCAGCTATCATTGCTTCTACTGATTGAAGCTCTTGAGTTAGCAGGCATTCCGGTTCTGAGCGCCAACACAGACGGAATCGTTATTAACTGCCCACGTGAGCTACATGGCGTCTATCTGTGGGTAGTCGCTGAGTGGGAACGACAAACGAACTTCGAGACTGAGGAAACGCCTTACAAGAGCGTACATAGCCGCGACGTGAACAGCTACATAGCCATTTGTCCAGACGGCAAGATTAAGGCCAAAGGGGCTTACGTCAATGAACTGTCAATGGGTAATCCTGACCGCGAAAGCTTGATGACTAACCCAAACGCTACGATTTGCTCCGAAGCTGTCATGCGATTCTTACAGACCTGTAAAGATCCACACCCAACAACAATAGACGCTATTATTAAGTCTTGTACTGACTTCAGAAAGTTCTTGTTCGTTCGTCGTGTTAACGGTGGTGCTGTAAGAGACAAAGTGGACTTGGGTAAAGTTGTTCGCTGGTATGTTAGGAAAGATGACTACGGGGCTATTTACTATAAAAAACCAAACGCCGCAGGATCAACAAACAAAGTTGCTGAATCAGACGGCGCTTGTCCTGCTATGGAGTTAGGCATACTACCAAAAGATATTGATTACTCTTGGTACATTCGTCGATCACACTCCATTCTAAAAGACTTAGGTTTCTACAAAACAACACAGCAAGAACAACTAAGTTTGTTTTAGTTACCGTTGATATCAACAACACCGGTAAGGTAGTCATTGTCTCCATTGTAGTAACGAACGTCGTAGTTAACAGCTAACAATCGAACCGTCATTTTATCAATTTGTTCTTTCTCTTCCACAAGAAAAGCTTCACGCCTAAGTGAAGTGTCTGGAACTATCTCGTAAGTTGCTTTAGTAAAAGCAGAATTGGCTAAAGATAAGTCTTCGCTTGTATCTGAGTCAAGCAACACCTTATAAGGTTGCCCGACAACTTCAGATATGCCGATAGCTTCAACTTCACCTGTTACGTTTTGAATAAAGATAGTGGCGTCTACACCAACTTCAAACGTGTACGGTTGAGACAACGTTAGAGTCAAACCACTTTTTGAAACTATCTCACCATCATACGTTTGAGTTCTCGTATTATCAGCAACAACTATTTTGTCTTTAATGTTTAGAACATTAGCTTCTTGTGTTGCTTCAAACTCTACAACCGTATTCTGGTAAAGCTGACGGTTCATACGCCTATGTGCGTGAAAGTAAGCTTGAAGCTTGTTTGTTATGCCCACAGTAGTTTCTGACTCTACATTTACCGCAGATTCGTCTATCGGAAGTATGTAGTACAGTTTGGCACCATCTGTTATGTCGGTGTACTCGTAACGAACCCCGTCCTTTTCTCCAAGATAACCAAAAGTAATACTTCTTACTTCGCTTCCGGGTATCTTGTTTCTGTGATTGAAAAGTAGACGACTTGCTGTGTTCGGTCCTTCGAACTTAAATTTTATTGTTGGTCCGTCTCTGTACACTGTGACAAACGCTGCTGCGCACACCGAACCTAAAGTTTCCTCAAAACTTATAGCTTCGTCGTCAAAAGTGTAGTTGAATTCGCAAGCCTTGCTTGTTCCAAAATAAGAAGTAATACTAGATTGTAAGGCAGTGAGACTAGCAGAGTCAATCTCAGCAAGTTGTCTGTTTCCTATCTTTTCGTCTAAGCAAATAGACTTAGCTATTTTTGAAAATTCTGATGTAGCAACACCGTCAATTTTACGTTGGGCAAGGCATGTGACTTTTGGTGAAAAACTTGATCTTGACGTGGTAGTAAACTTAAAGGATGCAGTACCAACATTAGCCAAAAGGTCACCCTCTGTTGGAATTTTAGTTCTAATTGTTGTAACGTCGCCAAATTGAGTTTTTCCTAACATATCTACTTTTCCGTATATTCCAGACAAGTATACTGTTCTATGAAAAGATGCTGTTTCATGACCTGCGTAATTGCTAGTTCTTTTAACTACAACCTGAACTCTTCCGCTTATTGGAAAGTCGTAATTGAAACTACGGTATCTGCTTGTAGCTAAAGCATCGTTTGTAAAACCAATGTACGTGTAGGCAGAAGAATAAGTCGAACCAAAAGGAACATTCGCTTCATTTACAGCCCTGCAATACACAGTAACTGTAATAGCTGGATTTACATAATCTCCCGGACTTTTCGTACCATCACTAGCAACAAGATTTACTAATACTCCATTACAATTTTCAAATACGTATGGTCCTCTTTCGAAAACAAAACCCTCTGTGTCGCCTTCTAAAGCATCTGTTACAAGTATTGCGTTTGGTGGCCTAAGGACTAAACATGCGGATAAGTCATTAGTTTTCACACCAACTGAATCAATTGCTGGAACAAACACAGAATTTATGGTTCCTAGTGAAGTAATCGGAGAAGTGTTAGGTCCATAAACATCGTATTCTCCACCTAAAGATAGTATCGTACTTCCTGCCTCTTCAACTTCACTAACTGTAAAAGAACCACGACCAATGCAAAAGTAATTGATATAAAAAGATGCATCGTTTTCAATTAGTATGTACGTTTTTGTCAATAAATCAGGAACGCTTAACACTTTACCGTAAATGTCTGGTATTCTTTCGTTTAACCTTGCTTCATTTGATCGTTGGTTAACACGATTATTCGAAGAACCTGTTCTGTCTTTACCGCTATCGGCTGCGCGTACAAAGTTAACAGTTGTCCCAAGGTTAATTGTGTTATTGTTGTTTAACTCTTCGGCTTTTTGAGTTACGCCAATTCTAAAACCAGAAGTTTTAATTCCGTTGAATGTGCGTATACCATTATTAGAACCGCTATTGTATTGGTTGTTACTTCCAAGTGCCATTATAAAAATGCCCTTAATATTGGGAAGCGACTGATTGTGTACAGTTCGCCGGTCTTCTGCGAATTCGCTCTGTCTGCCGTAGCTTGAAATACCGAACCGTATCGGTCAAATGCAAAGCTTTTGATCTTTAGTATGATTGGACCAACCAAAGGTTCTGTTAGATCGTCGCTTCTAAAAGTACGATAAACTAATGTTGGTTCAACGAATAAACCATCTGCATCAACAACAGCATCTAACTCTAACGGTAAGTACTCGCCTAAATCGCCAAACTCTACAGTCAGCGAATAGTCTAAGTCGGCAGACGATGGATTTTCGGTTATCTTCATTGGAAGATAATCAAAGTCTTTAGACACAGAACCTTCTATTAAAGCTGTTAAACCTTCTGTGTTATTTCTAACAAAAAAGTAAGATTGCGTAAAGTCAGGATGCGATATTTCTATCGTCTCATACTGAACAATGTTACTTGCAGAGTTTAAGTAATAGTCAATAATATCTGGCATTATCTACGTCTCTTTGATTTAAGGTTAGAGTTAATAGACTTTGACATACGACTATTTGGATTACCTAAGTCTCTAGCAACAGCAGATGCAGCTTCTTGATTAACTACTTCCCTTGCAATGATCCTAACCTCATTTGGTGAGATTTGCTGTACTGTGTGGGTAGAAGAACCATAGTTTTCAATAGTAACTTTAACTTCTGATCCAGAACCGCTAGACGAATTGCCCACACTTCTACCATTTTGCATCGCTTCAAGCATCGGTCGATACCTTGCAGTTGCATCGGCAGACATTACAAATTCTTGACCATGAACAATACCGGCTGCTTCATTACGTCCAAAGTTACCAGTGTAGCCACCAGACGAGTATTTAGGAAGTTGGACAGTTTTACTACCTCCTCCACCTGTACTTAGTTTTAAAGGCATTGTATTGCTTTTACCCGCTGACGCAGCCGCGACTGAATTCAGCTTGGCAATTGCGTTGCTCGCGTAAGCGTTGACTGCCCTTGTGGAAGCGTCCCAAGCCGATGTCTGCGTCCTTTCGATTATACTGCCCACTGATGTTGAAGACTGCGAGACGCGACCTAGGGCAGTGTCTGTGTTGTTCGCGTAGTTATGGACGGCAGAAATTGGTTTTTGGAAAGTAATCCTGTCAACAGTTTTATCTAAAGTTGCAACAGAACGTGTTACTGTATCAATACCTCTTGCTTTAGCAACAAAGTCAATTGTGCTGTTTGTTACAACTTGAACACTTTTGTCTAAAACATCAGCTTCTTTTCTAGCTCTACCAAAGTATTGAACAACATCAGTATTGCTTTTGTTACCAACAATGTTTAACTTGCTCTGCCCCATCTGATTCATTCTGTCAGGTGGATTCTTTAGCATTTGCCTTTTGATGTTGCCGTAGTACTCAACAGGGGAGTTACTACTGCCACGCAAAGCACCGGGGTTAGGCACCATTGCATCTTGAACTTTCTTTTCTTCTGCAATACGCTCAAGTGCAATGTCTTGTGTTTTAGATAATACTTTGTTTTGGAATTCTTCAAAGCTATTCAAAGTTTGATCATAAGAATTCTTAAAAGCATTACTAAACTTGTCGAGAGAAGGTGTTAAACCTTTAATATCTGCTTTCATTGAGTCAAATATTGTCTCCCCCATGTTTACAAACTCAACACCAAGTTTTAACTCAAATAATTTTTCTACGTCAGTTTGAAGCTTCTTGAAAGTTGCGTACAAGTCTTTACCAATGTAAGGGATGGTAATTGAAGTTGACGCAAGATACCCAAATAAGTCACTTAGTTTCTTAGTAACATAATTGATTAACAAGTCAACAGCTTTAAGGGTAAGACCTGTAAGATACTTCATTGTATCTAAAATTGCATTCCAAACTTCAGTTACTATGTAAAGTTGGAACTCTCCGATCATTGCACCAACTTCTAGTAGACTAAGCGAACTAAAAGCATCAAAGATACCTTTAACTGTAGCACCAATAACTTTTAATGAATCCAGAATAAACATAAGTCCGGGTTTCATTTGATCAAAGAAAGATTGTGCTGCACTAGCACTGAAAATTTCTTTGAATAGTGAAAACTCACCGCTTGTTAAGACTTGAAAGAAAGCTATAAACAAGTCTTGTAGAGTACCAAGACCATACTCTGTTACTTGTATCTGATCAGCAAAGAAGACAAAGTAAGCAATAACAGCAGACACAGCTTGTGCTACAGCGTTGACTGCACCTTCAACCGAAAACATTTGTGTAACAAATCCTGCGCCCCACTGAACAGCCATTACGGCGACAAGAGACTTAATCAAATTGATTACTGTGGGCATATTATTCTTTACCCAATCAATACCGGCAATAAGGCTGTCTATAAAGTTTTTACCACCTGCCGACTGACCAAAAGCTTTAGTAATACTATTAAACAGTTCTGTAAAAGCTTGGCCTATTGTTCTAGGTAATCTTGAAAAGTCTTCATCAACTTGATTAGCCAAGTCTGCAAAAGCACCACGAAGAACTTCAACGCTAATCTTACCTTCGCGTGAATACTTGTAAATTTCACTACGAGCAATGCCTAATCGTTTAGCAACAGCGTCAATCACGTCTGGCATTAACTCCGCTACTGATCTGAATTCGTCGCCGTCAAGCTTACCTTTGTTGAAAGCTTGACTTAACTGTAACATTGCTGCACCTGCTTCGTTAGCGTTTGCTCCAGATAAAGACAGCAACTTAGCTACGGTTTCTGTAATCCTTAAAGATTCTTCTTGTGTACCATTTGCGGATTCAACGGCTTTATCAAATCGCCTAAAAGTACTAGCTAATGCGCCAACAGGAACTCTTGCCCTATCAGCAACGTCGAACAGTTCTCGTGTAAGTTCATTCAATCTTTCTTGAGACTTAATTGTGTCTGTCAATCCATTTGAACCACTTACTTTAGAAACAGTTAACAATCTATTTTGAAGGGATTGATAAGTGTCTAAAACTTGAATCATGTTGTCAGCACCTTGCAATACAAAAGCTGCTGTAAAGAACTTTCTTGCTGTACCTGCTGCGCGACTGAAACCAGTACTAAGACTTGTAACTTTCTTGTTAATGTTTCCGATGGTATTAGACAAGTTACCAAAAGAACGATTGGTCAACGCTAACCCTGAACTTCTGCCCACACTACCTAAGGCTGTTCGCATTCGGTCTAAAGACGCAACAGCTCTAGCGGAAGTAGTCTCAATAGCTTTTAGCTTAGTGACAATACTTGCTTCAATACGATCTTTTACTACAATGTCGTATGACATTACTGTAACCTTATTTGTGTGTTCTTGATTTGTAGACTGCCCATTAACTCGGCTTTCTCTACAAATCCGGGTGGTTTGCTGAAACCAGTACCATTATTTAGTTTTTCAATGTGTTCTGCGTTATTAACAATGTGAACAGCGGTTCCTACTTTTCTGTTTTGCATTGCTCGCTTGGCATCTTCACCAATGATGTATAATACTGCCGGACCAGACGAACCACCTTTACCGGGAACCCTTGCACCAACTTCACCTTCTGGGCCACTACCAATGCCAACACGCCAGTTGGACATCGCTTTTGACGTATCCACTGGCGTGTTTTCGGCTGCTGTATGAACTATGACTAAAACTACTTTCTGTGTGGCAATGTTAACTTCGTCTTCGATTCTTTCACGTAGTTTAACCATTGCGTCAGGTAGTAGTTCGAAGGTCATGATTTCATCTTACTTTGTCTTTTTTGGTGTTCAAAATAGACTTCATCAAGCTTCATAACATGGTAAATCAAGTCGTCAAGTAAAGTGTGGTCACAATCATAAAATCGCCCATATTCTAAGATTGCTGTTATTGGTATTGGCCCTTCTGCCATACCAATCTGACGACAAGTCGATAACCTGTTAAAAGCATCGTAAAAGAACTCCAAGTATCTCGGCAAAAGCGGTGCATTCAATATAGCATCCGGTATTGGATCACCAGACCGCATACATTGTTTCTTTATTAACTCAACGGCACCGGGCTTAAACTTTAGCGAAAACTCGAAGAACTCTTTTAGTTTTTTTCGTCTTCACCTTTTTGGAAGTTTGTAATTTCCGTTGCCTGTTCGGTGATGAAATCTACAAGGTCTGGCATTTCTTGTAGAGTCTTACGTACATTGTCTTTAGTGAAAGGCAAGTACTTTGGTTTCTCTGATCCGGGGAAACCTTCAGTAGACTTTTCTTCTGGTGAATCAAGCCAGTTCTCAAAATTATCCCAATCAACAATAACCGTATCTATCAATACTTCAATCATTGAAGCTTGCATCTGCGAAAGCTTTTTCTCACTAACGTGATTAGTCTGGAAAGCGTTCCTATGGTTTGCAATCTGTTTGGCGAAGTTGGTGTTCTGTTGATTCATTCGCTTAATGCGAATTCTACAAGTTGAACCATCTTCATTTTCAAGAAGTTCAATCCAAGCTCCTTCTTGGATTGCTTTCTCGTTTGTACCAAACTTTGCTAATAGTCTCGACATAACTTACTCCGTAGGCATAGCAACAGTTGGCAAGTACGAAAAGTAAGTACCAGACATTGTGTAGCCGTTTGCGTTTTCTGCTGCCTGCTTTTCAAGCGGTAGCATAATCGGTTGATCCTTTTCAACGGACACACGTCCGCCACCCAAGGATAAAAGGGGAATATCATATACCATACCTGTATTCTTGGTCGCAAGAATGGCATTGAATCCTACGTCTTCATTTGCTTTTACTGCATTTACAGCAGCAACACTAGCAAAGTAAACTTCCAAGCTTCCACTTACTTCAAAATCACCAACTGAGATTTCAAAGGCACCGAGTGTACCAATAGCTGTTTGTGCAGAAGCATTGTTGTTGATTGTAATCTTGCCACTCATTACATAAGCAAACAAAGACACAGGTGTTGGTGTTGCACCATGAACAAATAAACGCATTTGATACACGTCGTTTGATGTATTGAAAGCATCTTCGTTTGGGAGTACAGCAGTTCTAGTGCCCGGTTTCAAACCAGTTGCGCCAGGTCTAATATCAGTATCTTTTGCTATAAACGACAAGTCGCACATAATCTTATCGGCACTATCGAAACTCATAGTGAATTCGTTAGCAACTGCACCTGTCAAAACTTCAGATTGAGTACCGTTAGCATCATTACCAAGAGTACGTTCAATCTGGTAAGAACGTCGCTTAATTAGCGAAGTCGTCTTTTCATTTCTTATGTAAACACCACTAAAGATACGGACAGTTTTTGCTGTTCCTGTATCTGTAACTGGGGTCCAAGTAGCTTCTTTCAATGTCAGTGTATTGGCACCAACTGCTTCAATTCTTGCATAACCGGGCGAATTATTGGCAAACTGTTGTGCCGCGGTATCGCCACCAACAAAAATCCATTCACCAACCTGATAACCCTGATCTGCAAAACCAGTTGCTGAGGTTAGCGTTAATACACCACCAGAATAGGCAACCTGCAAGTCATCGTAGTCAAAACCAATAACTTCAAGTTTGCCCACAGTATAAGATTCGACAACGGTTGTTGTAACGTCAATTGTCAATTCATCTGCTGCAATAGTTGTAACCATTGCAATTGGGATGTTATTGGCTTCATTAACAAAACCAGACAGTTTAATCAAGTCACCAACAGAAAACAATGCGCCTTTACCGGCAGCTACGTTGATTACACCAGAAGCTTCGATATCTGCAACAGTTGAAGTGATTGCAGTAACACCGTTGATCGGTGCGTTGTTTGGCCGTTCATGGGCATCTGCGAAGAAGAAGCCCTGCATCAAGCGTGTGAGGTTGTTCTGCGTCAGGTCTTGCTGAAATCCCCCCGACGCCTCAAGGCCCGTGATCACCCCTTTACGTCGCTGTCGCGAATCGTTAATTGGATTGCGTGCTGTCATCTGGTAATCCGCACCAAAATCAGCATATGAATTGGGGTCCAAGGGATACCAAACACCTTCATCTTCAGAAGCACCCGGTAGAATACCTAGACAAGATTCTTCTGCGTAGGCAAGGCCAACAGTGTTGCTATCGATTTTTTTGATTTCGCAAGTCATCGTAACGCTTTCTTAATTAAGCGGTTTGTCCAAGAACACTTTCAAATTCATATTCGAAAGTCACATTGGTTCTGTAATGTTTTTCTTCAGGTTCCAAGTCTTTGATTGTAGACCTTCTGAACCAAACACAGTCAAGTTTCTTTGTAAAGATATCTTGAGCAATAGCAGATAGGTATTCTTCTTCTTCAGTAGAATACGAATCTTTGCTAAAGAATAGTTGTACAAAACCAACACCAATAGTATTGAACTTTGTACCGTTATTTTCAAACTGACTACCCGGTAAAGAAGACTGTTCGCTGTTTATGTTCTCGATTGTTAAAATTGCAAAATGTTGCCTCAATGGAACAGATGCAATTATTTCTATGTTTTGGAAGTAAACCTTTGGTTCATAAGAACCTTCTGCATTTTCTATGACCAAAGGTGGCAACACTGGTGTTGCTGTGGGCAGACCATTCGCAATACCATCTTTCCACTTTGTTAAAAAGTGCTCCTGAATGCTTCTTTTTGCAGCCCTATAAGTGATCATGATTTGCTTTAAAGGTTTAGGGTTGCGTAAGTTTCTAGCATTTCTGTAAATGTTGTTTCCCTGTTTTTCTTGTCAATTTCCAATTGACAAGAAACAACAAAAGAGACGCTAGATGGTTGAGATAACACAACTGAATCTGGAACAATCTTACAATCGTAAAGCTCCACAGTATTTGAGTCTAGTATCAAGTTTACCTTGATTCTGTTTGCACCATTGGCAGCGATCACTTCTTTGAATTGCATGAAAAACAAGAATTCTTTTTCATCAAGTATCCATTGACAATCGACAAGTTGACTCTTCCCTTTTTTGTCTACCCTACTTTTACTTAATCCACCTTCCAATTCAACTGAAAGAAGTCCGTCAAGTTGATTATACGAGTATGAGCTTTTTTCAGGCAAAAAAGGTAGTGTTGTTAAGTAGCTCGGGAAGTAAGTCGCATCCAAACCACCGTCTGTTATTGTCCAGCTTAGATCATCAACCAAATAAGCCCTAGGCTCTATGCCAAAATCCCAATACTTTGTGAGCGCACCCGCATTGAAACTTATAGAAGTATTTACGTTATTCGCAGCAAGGTTCATTAATATTAAAGTGTAAACTTCAATATCTAGAGTAACCCCGTTGAAAGTATTTGTTAAATTTGAAGCATTGTTCAAATCAATCACTGGGAACGATGTTAGGGAAGTGCAATTGGACCAAGCATGACCAAAATCAGTACCGCTACTTGTATCAATCAACGGGAATGATGTTAATGATGAACAAGTGTGCCATGCTGTGTAAAAAGTAATACCACTGCTTGTGTCAATCAATGGGAATGATGTTAACGATGAACAATTTCGCCATGCTGCGTAAAAATTAATACAACTGCTTGTGTCGATTAATGAAAAAGATATCAATGAAGTGCAATTTTGCCAAGCATAGCTAAAGTTAGTAACACTGCTTGTATTGATCAATGGGAATGATGTTAACGATGAACAACCGAACCATGAGCCTGCAAAAGTAGCACCACTACTTGTGTTAATTAATGGAAACGATGTTAGTGAAGTGCAATTTTGCCATGTAGAGGTAAAGTTAGTTCCACTGCTAGTATCAATCAATGGGAAAGATGTTAGTGATGAACAATTGTACCATGTAGAGGTAAAGTTAGTACCACTACTTGTATCAATCAATGGGAAAGATGTTAGTGATGAACAAGCGTACCATGTTGCGGTAAAATTAGCACAACCGCTTGTGTCGATTAATGGGAATGATGTTAGCGATGAACAAGTGTACCATGCATAGGTAAAGTTAGTTCCACTGCTTGTATCAATTAACGGGAATGATGCTAATGAAGAACAGTCTCTCCAAGCATAACTAAAATTAGTACCACTGCTTGTGTCAATCAATGGGAATGATGTTAGTGAAGCGTTTGTTCCCCATGCCCCAAAAAAGTTAGTACCCAAACCGGTATTAATCAATGGAAATGAGGTTAATTCGTTGTTCCACCAAGCATAAGTGAAGTCAGTACCGCTGCTAGTATCAATCAATGGGAATGAGGTTAGATCGTTACCGGTCCAAGCATAACTGAAGTTAGTACCGCTACTTGTATCAATCAATGGGAATGAGGTTAATGAACAATTATTCCAAGCATAGCTAAAATTAGTACCACCACTTGTATCGATTAATGGAAACGATGTTAGTGATGAACAAGCGTACCATGCTCCGTAAAAATTAGTACCACTACTTGTGTCAATCAATGGGAACGATGTTAGTGATGAACAATTGTACCATGCTGTGTAAAAATTAGTAACACTGCTTGTGTCTAAGTCCACAGACAAGCTTGTTAGGTTGGAACAACCATAAAAGTAACCATTGTTGTTTCCAAGAGTAAACCCACTGTGGAATGAATCACAAGAAAGAAGTTTTAGCCGATCACCAGTGTTGTTAAATCTCCAACCTGTTAAAGTTCCGGTAATTTCTATTGTATACGCCCCGCCAGAAAAATAAACATGTGTCACCTCAGCTTGATTCCAAGCAGTTATGGTATCGATACCACTACCGTCGCCCCAATCAATATCGAAACTGTATGTTCCGGTAGATTCCAACGGTAATACAAAAGTATCACTAGCACTTGAACCAGCACTAGTGTTAGTTGTATTAATCTGCATTACCGTTTCGGTTGCCATGCCCACACTACTCTTTAAGAGCCGAATTCAATGAAATACAGTAGAACTTTATCGATTGGTTGAATTGGGTCGATTGCGTTTACCGTTAGAAGTCTTTCATCCCCAAAGTTTACAACATCTTTCAACTTTGGTTCGAACTCATTGTATGCCAGCATGTAGCCGTTTACTTGCCCGTCTACAACTGTTGTACTTTTCCGGTATCTCAAAAACTGTCTGTCTTCCAAATCGTCTTGTACAAACAGAATCTTTACGTCATACTCTGTTGTTGTTGACTTACCAACAATGTATGGTTTGTTAGGATCTACTGTTGGATTATTTGAAACAACAAACCAACTGGCATTCGTAGTGGGTATGTACTTGTTGATTAACTTTGCAGCTATTCTGGAAAACTTAATATCCGCAGGATAAGTCGACGAAGTTAAAGGTGTAGCAATAACTGGCATTTACTACACCTTAACGGTTGAAAGTCTCAAGTCAACCAACACAGTATCGAGAAAGTTCATTACAGATTGTATTCGGATTGGTTTATACTGAGAAGTTACACCCAATCCTTTATCTGAATACTTTTCGGTCAAAGGACCAATTGTAGACTGTGTGACAAAGCCTTCAGTAGACGAAGTCAATACAGTTGGGTAAAGCGGTGTACCGTTAGCTTGTTCAATGACAAGCTGTGCTTGTGCATAACGCAGTTCGTCTGGTATTAGAGAATCTGAAAACTCAAAACCATCAATAAAGACTTCAGTTCTTGGCCAAGCTAAGGCGTTAGTCGCTAAGCTTTTCTTTCCCTTAAAACAAGGTCTGTAAAAGTTCAGATAGCCCATCGCCTTCAAAATGTACTGTTCTGCCAATTCTGTTGTAGATGGCGCGGTGAAGCCTCTTGACGTAGCAAACGCGGTGACGAAAGCTTCATCAATGTAAGAGTTTGCGTCTTCAACGCCGCTACCATCTTCAACAGTAATTGTCATTACTAGCCTTCAAAGCTTGCCATGTGTTCCTGAAGTCTGCGTTCTCGATCAATTGCTTCTAATCGAAGCTTTTCGCCAATCTTTAACGCTTTTGGACCAACTGTTTCAAAGTCAAGTAGCTTGAAATGGCCTTCTTCTTTTGGTTGTACATTACCCTTATCGATGTTGTCAATACCGTTAAGCGAATTGGTATCGTCTTGACGAACGAACCAAGGGCTTGTTTCGGTAACAACCATTGCTTCCAAACTTTCAGGTACTGGATTTTCCGCAATTACTTCAGCAAACCAAGCATTGGTTTCTGTTTCATTAGTTAACCCATCTTGCGTAGCAACAATCGTTCTTTTAGAAGGATCTGCGTAATCTGCAAGATTGTAAAATTGAATTTGCGTTAGCATGGTTACTACCTAAGGTAATGACAACAAAGATGAAGGGTATGTACAAACGTCAAACGGTAGTATTAGCCGTTTGTTACCAAGAAGACGATAGGGACGTTCTTTCGATAGAAGTTACGTTTCCAGTTGACTGCAAGCTGACTGTCGGCAAGATTCTGCCATAGTCCACCACCTGCACTGTTAGTAACGTTCAGGTTAGTATGCCCGTATGGGTGTAGCAACCAGACTTTTCGTTCCCACAGTTGCTCTTCGCCACCACCATCACCGATCTGTGGGTTACGCCACAGTTCAACAGGTGTCTTAGCAGGTGCTTCACCATAACCAAAGGCACCGGGACCAAAGATAGTGGTAATGTAACGAACACCGCCACCACTTGTAGTTGCGAATGCTGGTGCATCGTCAGAAACAATAACACGATGACCTTTGTAATAAGGAATTGTTTTCTGCTGCTGACTATCGACAATGTAGTCGATATCGTCATTTTCCAACATTCGCTTCATAACAACAGCATGAACAACAATTGTGTTCAATTCCGTGTATCGCTCGCCCATTGTAAAGCGTGCGTCATCAAAACTCGTACTGTTGAAAAAGTTGTCAGCAGGAACACCAACACCATTGTCAATGCTAATATCATGAACCATGTCATCGGTAGTACCAAAACCAGCATCCATACCTGCATTTGCTGCAAGACGGTTGGCTTTGTAGATACCAAGCGTTACAGCAACAAGTCGTTTCTGCCACTGTACAGTCCACCAATTACCTGTACGGTTACGCATGTGGGTCATTGGGTCAGCACCCATTACCATACCAGCAGTTAGGTCACGTGCTGACCAACCGTTGTTGACTTCGACGCGCTTGCCAACCATCTTACCCTGAACGACCTTTGCAGGGCTTGCTGACGTGTCTGCGTCAGTAGGGTAGTTCGGTTCGCCGGACAAATCCAAGTCACGCCAAAAGGGCATGTTGATCGTCTCAGCTTCGAGCGATGCTTTTTCGTTGAGCGCTGCGTCCTGCACAACAATGCCGCTACTGAAAAATAGCGTCTGCTGTGGGTTATTCTCAGGTTGAATGCCCTGATAAATCTCAACGTCGATAATGTCTGCGAGTTTTACGGTTGCCATGATGGTTTAGCCTTTTGTTGACTGAAGGGAAGTAAATACCTCGGGATTTGTTCGCTTCAATGCGAGCAATTCACTAGGGGTATAATCGCTATAAGTCTTCGGCTTACCATCGGCAGTAGTAGCTGAGGGAACACCCGAAGATTTCCCGTCGTTGGCGCTACCACCCGACGCATTGCTGACAACGATCATAGGCTTAAACAGTTCGTTTGTCGACAATGATTTCTTGAAATTATCAAAATTTTGATCAATTGAAGGTTTTCCTGTCAAAGGATCAACAATTTCAATGGAAATAGCATCCCCGTCAGTGTTAGCCTTCAACATCGATTGCACGTGTGGAAGCATCAACGGGGCATTTTTACCAAACAAACTTGCGGCAATCTCCAATGCCTTAGTCTGCAATTGTGACTTGGCGGAAGCTTCTTTCTGTGCTTTCTGCTGTTCCACCATTTGCTGTTTTTCAGCTTCAGCTTTCGCATTCATTGCGGCCAATTCTTGTTCGAAGTGCGCTTTTAGCTCTTCTATGCCTGTAATACCCTTTAACTCCGCTGCTTTCTTTTCAGCTTCCAAGGCATCGGCAACTGTCTTGACTCGTTTTAACTCTTCGCGTTCTTTTTCGAGTGCGCTGAATAATCCAGCAGGATCTTTATCTGTAACGAACATACCACCTAAGTCAAGTGAGTAAGTACCGTCAGCTTGAAGCTTGTATTCAGCTTTCAAGACATCGTTCAAAGAAGCGAATGTAGTTGAGTCAATTGTTGTTTTAAGAGCCATTGTTACGCCTTCTGGTTAGCCGCAGGTGCTGGTTTCGGGTTAGGGTCGACGGGTGTTACAGATTTAACAAAATCCAAATCTGCAAGTATTTCTGCTTTTGATTCTTCTGCTGTATTTTTGACAATACCGCTTCTTCGCAAGTTTTCATGAACTGTACCGAAAGGTACAAGTTTTCCGTTATAAAGTTCAATCAACCAGCGAATCTCTTCTGCTGTCATTGAAGTTAGATCGAAGTTATCGTTCAACTCCAAGTCAATTTCTTCAGGGTTAGATCCTACAAATTTTGCAGCATGTTGCAATGCTAAAATCATTGCTTTCTGCAAGTTATCTTTGATCGTAGTCAGCACAGAACGTTGGCTTGCTGCTTCAATCTGGATTTCAGCCTCTTTACGCTCAACCGTCTGCCGTGAGTTAATGATTTTTGCCCCAATAGCAATCATCTGTTCTTCTTTGTGAGTCATTGCTTCATAAGCAAGAGTGTTTGGTTCTGCTTGCAATAGGATAGCTTTTCCGTTTTCAGGCAAAGGAATAGAAGCACGAGATCCAAAAGGTACGCCACCTTTGAAGTTGTTATCTACCCAATCTTGAGTAAGCCCTGAATAAACAGGTGTTGGTTGTCCTACGAGAAATACACTTTCTTCATAGTCCGCCGAGTTACGGTAATGATGGATGTTTAAGGAAGCCAAACCATACAACGGCGGTTCATCTATCTCAGCATCATTATTTTCTGAACCGATAAATTCAAAAGGGATAGTGTCAAACGTGTTGCCATCGCTATCTTTTAGCAAAGTATTGCTTACTAGTTTCTCTTCATCTTCCCACACTCTGAGAGTTACAACCCCGGCATCCAATGTGTAAACTCTGTAGCGGTCTTTCAAATCAGTAGAGAATTCGTCTCCACTTTCTCTGGTTTCGTATACTTCTTTTAAGACAAGTAAAGTCAGTTTCTGCTTCTTACCGACTTTAGTTACTCGCCAGTTAGTAATCGCCCAAGGGGCATAGAAAGTAACTGTTGGTTGCAAACCATTATCAATGTCTGCCCTTGTCACTTCAGCTTGCTGCATAGGGAAGTCGGCAAGGAAACCACCACGACCGTAAGGTAAGACGTGGTTAGTAGCAAGACGAATAATTTGCTCAATATCCAATCCTTCGCCGTTAACGTCTTTTTCCATACCAGTCATTAGTTCTGGTAAATTCACCTTTGGTTTGCGTAAGAAAAGTTGACCAACCAATGCTTCTTGTGTTGGTTTAATTACATTGTAGTAAACTGCACGTGCGAGATAACTTGCATACCTTTCTGTACTTGAAGTATCGTGTGTCATTGGTTCAGGCAAATAGTTTTTGCCTTTTGACTTAACGGTAACTTCACCAGCAAGAGCATCTTCGATGATTGTATAAATAGGAAGCTTGTCGCTTAGTTCACGTCGAATGTTTGTTACTGACATTTTCTTACCTTACAAAGTTTGTTTTGATTTTTGTTGCCCATTTGTTAGAACCTTTTAACACACGGTATCTAACAGCATCCCAATAATGATCTTCTGCTTCTGTGTTAGAAGATAGTAGCCCATTAGCGTAAAACAAACCTGCTTGTTCAACAGTAATGTTATACACTTGCTTTTTTTCGTAGCACCCAACCACATTTCGCACTACAAGACTTAACTTGTTTTCTTGAATGTGTTTTGTAGAAGAACTCTTTCCCACACACAGGGCAGGGTTTTGAATTATACCCTTTTGCGTTTCTTTTAGTTGTGCAGATTTCGCAATACTGTTGAGACGGATGTTTTGTTCTAACTTCGCAAGCACAATCAGAGCACGTAAATTTCCTTTCGGGTGTGTTTTCACGCATCTTTTGAGCATTCTTGCGAAGAACTTCCCGCCCCCCATTGTCCAACCAAGCTTCGCGAGAAGCGGCAAGTTCCCCTGACTCGCGACGTAAAGCCAAATGATATCGAGCGTGTTCCGAAGCCTGGACCATACACAAGTTTTCAATGTAATTGTTGTCTGTATTGTGGTCAATATGGTGGATATGAAATCCCTCTGGAATTGGTCCTTTGTTGTCAATCCAAACCTGTCGATGCAAGCTAGTTCCGCCGTTAGCAAGGACGGTTCCGTTTGGCGAATAGTAATCGCGGTCGCCCCATCGCGTGTAAAGAATTCCGTCATACTCAAGGTATTTTGGCATTCTGAGACGCCCAAGGTTAAAGGAAGCCCATGATATAACAGAGACAGAGGAACAAGACCAGCACCTTCTACAAAAATTTTGTGATCATTCGTGCCTTCGCTCAAAACACCATTTGAAAGAAAAACTTGCGTAGTGGCGGCTCTACCGGAAACATAACTCTTGGTAACTCTTCTTGGTCCGATAGGGGTACTTACAAAGTCACCTTTCCGAATAAATTCGATTGGAACATCATCGTTAGGTGTTGCAATCATTGTACCCGCAACCCAACAATCAACATCGTCTGGTTTGTCTGGATCTCTTGGAAGTGAAGGCAACAGATCGATTGCATTAACACAATTACGCATGAAGTAGATAGCTGGTCCTTCTTTTGTAACAGAAGACTGCAACCTATCTCGCATTAACTGCAAACCAATTATTCTTGAACCAGCAGACTTATCTGATTTAGTCCAAGCAATACCGTGTTGTTTCATTTTAAAAGCGATTGTATCAACGTCGCTTTCTGTCACATTATCAATCTGATTATCTGCCGGTCCAGCTTGAACACCTCTTACAATCCATTGTTCTGATAACAAAGCACGTTCTTTTGCAACAATACGCAAAGCCACGTCTTTAGCGGATAGCTTCAACCCTTTGTTTGTTCCAATTGCTTCCGAACCGTAATCTTCTTCTATCGCAATCAACGAACCCCTTGCTGGGCACCAAGTTGTACCATCAGGCATCTTAACTTCTTCACCGTTTGCTTCTGCCCAAAATACAGTACAAAACGGGTGTGAAGAACCCCAGTCAAATGTTCTGTCTACCTTCCATGCTTTCGGTATTCTAAACCGATCTACAATGTGTATTTCGCTGTTCCAAAGGTCATCAATAGCACCACCGCTATTTGCGTCCCAACGCCCATCAATCCAAGCAGCTTTAAGGTTAGGGTTATTTGCACAAGATTCAATCAAACCTGCGCGATAGATTGGATCAAGGTAAGGGTTTTCGTAAAATGATCCGAAGATAGCAACTTGTGTACGAACAACAGTCACCTCTTCACCTTTTAGTGTGTCAAAGTACTTAACTTCTTTTTTAACAACTTCACCGTTCTTAGCAACATCAATAAACCTTTTCTTTACCCAATTATGACCGGGACCATTAGGATTAGTTGTGCTAAAAACTTCAAGTGTTATTGGCGGTAATGGTTCACCGTCTGGTGTGTTGTACCTGTAACCGTCTTTAGTCTTAATTATAGGTGTATGTTTTTCCCTATCAAAAGAACTACGGTTTACCGACATAAACTTGTCGTAAACCTCAGACGTTGGATGTTTTGTTAATTCATTCCATCCAATGAAAGGGTATTCATGTCCGTGGAAAGTGTCGTAATCTTCTGACTTTTTAACATGCCTAAATAGTAACTCTTCACCTGTAGGCCACGTCCATTTAAATTCGGTTGCTGACTTTAACCACTTACAACCATCTTCAAACTTTGGGAAAAATCTCAAAGACTGCGCTACAAGGTCCGATAGGTTCTTAAATTCTCGGTCAAAGATAACACCACGCCAGTAAGCACCGTAACCTAACCCTACTCTTGACCTGAACCGCATAAGTTGGGTGATTGTGTTGTGTGTTAGAACGTGACCTTGAACAACGAATAGTTTTGAAGGATGAGCAACACTGAAACAAACTGTATGGTCTGGAAAAGTTGGTGCAATTGACTTGATGTATCTAAGGTTTTGTACCCTGTTGGTTGTCTGGCAACGTTCCCATTTTCGTGTCAATCGAAATGGTATAAACTTATCACGACAATTGAAATTAACTCGCCAGCGATGATCTTTACCGCCCTTCGGGGATGGTCTGTTTTCAAAATAACAATGTGCTTTTCCACCAAGAGACCTTACCAATTCAGCCACGTCTTCTGCAAGTTGTTTCGATAAAGAAACAAACCTACACTTGTTACCGTTTTTTTCTATACTACCGTCTGTATCCATCAGTCCTTGTAACACCGCTAATCTGGAAGCAGGATCGGCTACCATCAAATCACGGGGAACACTTTTGAACTCGGCTTTTTCTTTGTTAGGCCATAGTTCTCTTAAAGCTTTCCATTGAGATTTCTTTGTGGCAACAGCGCGGTAAAGATCGTATTTGTATACTTTCCAATCGTGGGCTACTTCCATGTAGGCTACGATTTCCTCATCCTGCGAATACAGTGTTGGGTATTGGGAACCCATTGTTCCGTCACCAAGCATTAAGCCAATTGCATACGGATCAAAACCTTCCCATTTCTTACCGTCTGCTGGACTAGACAAGTAAGGAACGCCCCATTGACTAGGAGCTTCATACAACCATTTTGTTGTATGTACTTTGTATCCTTCTCTTTTGAATCGCTTATTGTTGCCCACAGTCCATAGATGGTCAGCACCAGCAACAACTTGACAACCATCGTCAAAAGTAACCAAATACAGGTTTGTTTTGTAACCTTGTGGGTAGATACCCAACAACTTGGTGTACGAACCATCGGACGAAACCAACATATCCGTAAGGTTAACGTCGCCTGCTTTCTTCCAACCGCTATCTGTCAAAACCAATGTATTAACAGAGATATCTTTCCCCGGACCACGCGCACCGTGCATTAGTGTATGGTGTGCTCTTGTAGCAATAGCAAAAGATTGTGAAGAGTTTGGGATAGGTTCCCACACTATTGTATTCTCATGCTCCAACCTGTCGCCAAGTTCTTCTGCTTTTGTCTTCGGTTTTTCTGTTAGTCGCTGTAACAGTTTCGACCTTTCGCCCATACGTGAAGTAAGCGAATCAAAATTAGAAAGTAACGACTTGCGTTCTTCTTCTTTTTGTCGCTGAATATCTTCAACTGTGGGTAAGGTCCAACTACCTGTCATGTGCCACCAAAGTCTTCTGTTGTTGAATTAAAGCTTGTTCCCATTCTTCGTCGGAAGCAACATTACCAGCAGAGTTAATCATAACTGGTATTGACATTGTTCTATTGTCAGTGTTGTTATTGATTACAACATTTGCACCACCGTTAGCTTTACTTGTCATACCTCTTGCATCGAAAGCTAAAGCCATAAGCTTACAATAGTCTGCGTCTTCAACTGCCCTTTCCGCTCTGTCAAGAACCTGCCTTACCATTTGCTCTTTGCTTGGTAAGAAAGCTTCTTCCCCGTATTCTTCGATCAATGCAGCTTTGATATCATATAGTTCGGGATCTCTTTGATATCGGTCAAGAACACTTAAAGCAGCTAAAGAGTCACCCTTGGTAACAACTAAAGCTGCTTTAAATGGATCAGAAGGATAACGTAACCAAGCGTCAGCAAAAGCTAACTTTAGTTCGTTTTCCAATTCTTGAAGTGCAAGTTCTTGAGACATAACTTACCTGTTAGGGCGACATACACCATTAGAACAAGTCCAACCTGTATTGTTAGATCGTAGAGACCTTCGTGTTGATCTTGTAGTAGGAACCGACCACCTTGCTGACGAATACGCCGGAGTACTAACGTACCCGCCAACAAGGGGCCGACCAGACACGTAATTTGGGGCCGCAAATGACGTGTACGACGTTTGGACGGGTGAACCCAAGGAAACGCCCCTTGTCGTAATGGGGCCGTAACTCGTGATGACTGGCTGGCCGACCGAGACAATGCGAGAACTCGTGACTCTTGGCGCACTTGTCGCATAGTTGCATTCGCCATTTGTGCATGTACAGTTAACACAAGTACAGTTGTCACAACCAACGTTTGTAGCTGAGTTACTTACAACGGCTTTGCCAAGTAGTTGTTTAAAGAAGTCTTCTTCTGTTGTAACTACTGGAAGCGTTGACACCGATTTGCCCACAGTAGGAGCAACACAAGTAGCACACTTTGTTTCAAGTGTTTCAAGCTTCGTTTCAATAGCGGCAATCTTCTTGGTGTGTTCGTCAACAAGCTTAGTGTTGCGTTCAACGGCTCTTTCGAGTTGATCAAGCGTAAGCACTTCGATTGAGTCAAAGTTACTTGGTCTAGTCAGTTCAGCCATTGCAGTGTTGCAGCACGCTGGTGTAACCAGCAGCACTAACAAAATCATAAAGTTTTTCATGTTACCGAATCCTTGTTTCTGAAAGTTCATTTGGATTTGTTAGCACTGATCTAACACCGTACAACGCATGTACACGGTATGTCTGTTCAATGCTCTTAATCGTGATTAAGGTTCTACCACCATCGGCAAACCCTGTTCCCCACGACTGAGGACTATCAATAGCAAAGTCTTCGTAAGACCTTGGGTTATTGTTGAGTTTAACAAGATCGTCACCGGCAATAGCATGGTTGCCGTTACCGCGGTCAACACCTGCCATCGTACCCGATCGCATGTAGTTATTACCAACGTGTACAGCTAGACCTACT